ATGAGAAACTTCTACGATAATGAAATAACGAACCTAGTGGAATTAAAGGAGTATTTGGGTAAAAAATACGGCTTTGGTCCTTTTACTCGTTTTGCTTACGTAAAAATGTTTTTAAAAGAGTTTCGTTTAGTGTTTGGTCCGCCTTGGTGTCTTTTGGCTAAGGTGGATTTTATTTTATTTTTTATTCTTCTTTTGTTGTGGGGGGTGCGTTTATGCTTTTATTAAAAGTTTTCCCTATAGCTTCTTCTGCTTCATTTGGAAATGTGAAAAAATCCCATGAGATTTTAGTAATAAGCAAAAATAGGACTATTATTAAGAATGTTAATTTTATTGTTTTTCGGTTTTTTATTAAAAAGCTGATAAAATTTTCCATTCTGCAAATATACAAAATTAGCCGCTGGCATAAGCTGGCAGGAGGTTCATTATGATTTACTTAATAGAGGGTGTTCCCGGCAGTGGCAAAACCACCTACGTTATGCAGAAATATTTTTTGCCAGCTTTCAAAAAGGGCAAAAGGATATACACGAATATATCTGGTTTAAACCTCGCCAATATGTGTGCTTTATATGAGGTAGACCACGATAATATAGACAATGTGACGTTTATAGACCCAGCGAAACAATATGAGTGCCAGAGAATGTTAAGCACTAATAGCGAGCATAATTCCTTGCTTATCCTTGACGAAGCTCAGAACTATTTTAATAGCAGGGATTTTAAAGAGCAGGCTAATCATGACGTTATTCCATTTCTTACCGAGCACAGGCACTATGGCTATACCGTTATTGCAGTTACTCAAAGCATAGATAGTGTGGACATAACATTTAGAAGGCTTGCCAGTCAAGTAATAAGGATTTCTAATATGGGTTTTGTCGGTGCAAAGAGAACGGCGAAATTGCATATTTACGAAAGCTCGAATACAGACCGTGCCCCGCTTGCAACTTCCGTATTTACTTACGATTTGAAAATATTTAAATGTTTTAGAAGTGTTGAGGAAAATATAAAAATAGAGCATACTAAATTTATTTTCCCTAAAAAGCTAATTTTGGTTTTTTTCGTTCTGCTTTTTTTTGTTTACGCTTCCAACAAATTAAGCAAAGGATTCATGGGGGACAAGAAAAAGGAAGTCAAGAAAACGGAGCAGGTGTCAAAGCGGCAAACAGGAAAGGATTTGGAAATTAAGGAGGGCAAATTATGCTTCGGCAAAGACTGCAAAAAATAATTTTATGCCTCGCCCTAGCCCCAGCCGCTACCAGCGGCGGGGCGGCGGCGTTTGCTTCCACTGAAAAACCGTTGGTGGAAATGAACTATACCAGCTTGGGGGAGTTGGCGTCTCGTTATTGCGAGGTGTATAATTGCGAGGTTGATTTGCCCCCTGCGGTTATGTCCTATCCTATCATAGTTCCTTTTTACAGTAGCGAAAGCAAAACGTATTTGGAGGCGCAGTTGAGGGCTGTTGCTTTTGAAAAAAATTATTCTTGCAATTTGAGCAAAAACAAAATTTCCTGTGTTGAGAAGAAAAAGAGCGTTCCGGTAATAGACAGCAGTAACGTTCTTTGGAAAGTGCAAAGAGTGGATTTAGATGAACTGGAGTTGGTTCGTAAGACCATCATTCATAATCAGAGTGTGGAGTTGGACAATGGTTATCTTTTGGATAGTGCTAGGTTAAATGATACATTGCCATTGAAGTCATCTAGTTGGTTGTATACGGTTAAAGTTTTGATACAAATAAAAGAGTTTGATTTGGGTTATAAAAAAATAAAAGCTAGTTATATCAGCGATTTTTACGCTGGTGATTTTTCTAATGGTTATTTAAGGTATGGGTCTACTGTCAAGGATTTGACTACTACGCAGACCGCCGAGAATGGCACTCAAACGGCTTCTTTTAAGGATAAATTACAGGGTTTGCAAATAGAAGGCAAGCAATTAACTGTCACGGCAAATAACAGGGATTTAGACGTTTATTTGTATGGCGGAACGCAGGTTTTGTTGCAAGTTCGCAAAGAGTGCAAATTTTCCGTATGGAATTTTGATTTATTTTGTGGTTTAATTCAAACAGAAATTTTCGTTTCTTTGGAGTAGTGTTATGGATAAGGTAAATTTTGCTTTGTGTTTTTGGGTTGCGTGTTATTGTTTCCTTTTTTTCGTTTTTTTTTGGAGCAACAGAAAATGAGAAATAGTTTTTTTTCTGCGGAGGCTAAGATGAAAATAATTGAGGAATTGGTTTTACTTAGGGAGGTTGCTAGATATTCGTTTTGTCAGATAGTGCAGATAAAGGCTAGCGACTTAAATAAGTTGCATAAGCATTTTCCAAATTTAGAAAAATTCCTTCGGCGGCGTGTTATTCCAGCCAGTTTTATTTTGCTTGACGAGGAAATGTTGTGATGTGTTTGGATTCTTTACCTGCTTTTCCTTTAGCCGATACCCTTGCGTATTACTCTGGTTTTAATTTCGGCGTTTATCATGCGAGAAGTTTTTTAACCAATGAGCAAAAAGTAATGTTTTTTTTCTTTGGCTTGAGCTTTGCTTTGTTTATAGATTTTTGCTTTTTTGTTTGGAGGAAATTGAAATGAATTTATTTAAAGAAGATGATTTTGTTGATAGGTTGAATGAAGCTGGTTATTGTGGTGGCTGTGGCAAACTTTACGATTATTGTAATTGTCTTTGTTCTTTTTGTCCGTTTGGTGGCAAATGTAAAACTTGTAAAGCTGTCCACGAATATAGCAAGCCAACTAATATGCCTATTTATATTACGTTATTTTCGTTGATAAAATGTTATTTTCATTTGGGAAATAGTTTATTGAAATTAAATTTGAATAGAATAAAAAGAAAATTTTTGCATCTTAAAAGAAATCTATTAAAAAATTGGTGGGTGTAATTATGAGTGAGGATAAAAGGCGTTTTAATCATAATAATTTGCTCGCTATAAATAAAAATAATTCTCGCAAAAGGGATTTAATGAAAAATATTAGGAGACGTTGAAAATGGTAAAGAACATTAGTCGCTGTATTTATGCAAATCCTGATTTTTGCCCTACTAGCCCTGCTTTTAGTCGTTGCAAAGAATGTCGCAACCTTAAATATTGTTGTGCTCATATGAATAATTGCGAACCTTGGCATTGTTCCGTCTATTTGGATTACTTAACCTATAAGGAGAAATATAGCAATGCTTAAATGACACGGAAACACACTGACACTTGGACATGGAAGCAACATTGACACATAGACATGGAAGCAACATTGGCATTAAGACACGGAAGCAACATTGGAGAACAGAAACGGAAAAAAGGTGTGTCTGTGTTTGAATTTTGACCCCCGCCAGTATGAAAATTTAGCTGCTGGGGGTTAAAATTCAAAAACATCTTTGTTGCGTAAGTGACGATTAGATGTGTTTACAACAGCATCTAAAATGTTGCGAATTTGATAAAATTGACGGTAACGATAATTCAGGTGCGAGACGAAAAAAGCATGACGGATATCACACCTACTACACACGTGCCGGGCTTGTCACATAGGCACGTGTAGTGAGTAGTTATAGTAGCAATATAGGAGCATGAAAAAGTATGTCTAAAACCAAAGAAAAAAAGATTACGTCTCGTAGTTGGCAGATAGTCCTGCCTATGGATTTTCCGTTTGTAGAAATAGCTGCTAAAATTCGCTTAATAGCCAAAAAATACTATTTCGTAAAACACGATAGGGATATAGACGATTTTGGAGTGCCAAAAAAGGAGCACTGGCATTTTCTTATGACTTTTGCCAATGCTAGGGATTTGGCAACTATGAAAAATTATTTCGCGGAATTTATTAAAGACAATGGAGAACCTTATTTATTAGATAATTCGTTTGAAAAAATACTTTCTATTGTTGGCTCAAAAAAATATTTATGTCATTTCGGCTATTCAAACAAAGCACAATATGATTGGCGTGACGTTGAAACCAATGACGAACTTTTTAAAGATTTATTTGTTGAGGACATGGCGGCAAGCGATGAATTTGATTATTTCGTTGACTCTTTAACTAAGAATAATAAAGGTATAACTTTGAATGAATTTCTCTATAAGTTTAAAAGCCGTTTCGTTACTTTATCTAGTCACCAAAGGTTTGGTAATATACTTCATTTGATTAGATTTTACAAAGATTTCAATGAAAATTTTACCTTCTCTGAACAAATAGATAAAAGTTTTACCCCTGTTAATTCTAATGAAAATAATGATTTGCCGTTTTGA